GGTTTATCCTGACTGACGACACCTCTCCGATCAACCTGATTTATATTAAGCGTGTGACTGATGAGAACGTGTTCGACGTTCTGTTCATCGAACTGCTGACGGCCCGCATAGCGCGGGACATCGCGGAGAAGGTGACGCAGTCCAACACGAAGAAGGACGAAGCCACCGCCCATTATATTGGCATGCAGAAAGAGGCCCGTAGGATCAACGCCTTCGAGCGGCCGCCGCAGGACACCCCGGAAGACTCCTGGGTTGTTGCGAGACTCTAGATGGGCAAGGTCTCCCCGATACAGAACAATTTTAACGGGGGTGAGATATCCCCGCTTCTTTATGGCCGCCCTGACATCGATAGGTACAAGACCGGCCTCAAGACATGCAAGAACTTCATCCCCCTTGTCCAGGGCCCGCTGGAGCGCCGCCCGGGGTCTGCCTTTGTCATAGGGGTCAAGACCAGCTCCACGGCAACCCGCGTTGTTCGGTTTGAGTTTTCGACAACGCAAGCCTACATCATTGAGTTTGGCAATCTGTACTGTCGGTTTATCAAGGATAACGCGCAGATTGATAGCGGTGGCCCCGTCGAATTGGCCACAACATATGCAACTGCCGACATTTTTAATCTCCGGTTTACACAAAGCGCGGACACTCTGTACATCACGCACAATGACTATGCCCCTCGGAAGCTGACCAGAACGTCTGACACCGCGTGGACTATCACAGATATCACGTTCAAGGACGGTCCGTTTCTCAACACCAACGCTGAGACCACGACCATCACGCTGTCTGGGACCACGGGCTCTGTGACCGTCACGGCGTCCTCCATCGTCGGGATTAACGGTGGCACTGGTTTTCAGACGACTGACATAGGCCGCCTTATAAGGTGGCAAGACCCCGCCGGCAATTTCACCTTCCTGACCATAACGGCGCATACCAGCACCACCGTCGTGACCGCCACCATCGATGGCCCCGATGCCTCTGCCGGCACGGCCACCACCACCTGGCGGTTGGGTGTGTGGTCTGCCACCACGGGGTTCCCGGCGGTTGTCACGTTCCACCAGAACCGCCTTGTCTTCGGCGGTTCAACCGATTTCCCCCAACGGATAGACGCCAGTGTTACTGGAGACTTTGAGAACTTCGCTCCGTCAGAGGCTGACGGCACGGTGGTTGATGACGGCGGCCTGACAAGTACCCTATCGGCAGACACGGTGAATGCCATCCGGTGGCTGGCGGACGATGAGAAGGGTTTAATTATCGGCACGACTGGTGGCGAGTGGGTTCTGCGATCCTCAGACGCTGGTGGTCTGGTGACTCCCGCCAATGTGCAGAGCAAGCGGTCCAGCGCCTACGGTAGTGCCCAGGTGGCGCCAGTTAGGGCCGGCCGCGCACTGCTTTTCATCCAGAGGGCATCACGCAAGGTGCGGGAACTGGCGTTCAGCTTTGAGGACGACGGGTTTCGGTCACCTGACCTGACCCTGGTGGCGGAGCATGTCACCAGGACCGGCATCATTGAGGTCGCCTATCAATCAGAGCCACAGAGCGTGGTGTGGTGCGTACTGACAGACGGTACGCTTTTATCCATGACCTACGACAGGGAACAAAAGGTTGTCGGGTGGGCGCGCCACATATTAGGTGGTCAGTCCGATGCGGCGGGGACTCAGGCTGTGGTGGAGAGTGTGGCGAGCATCCCTGATCCTGACGGTACGGCAGACGAAGTGTATGTGGTTGTGCGGCGGGAAATTAATGGATCGTCTGTGAGATACATAGAGTTCATCAAGCCGTTCTGGGAGGACAGTAACGACCAGGAGGATGCGTTTTTCGTGGATAGCGGTCTCTCTCTTGACGCTCCCAAAACGATCACCGCCATCACTAGGTCTGATCCCGCAGTTGTAACGGCGTCTTCGCATGGATTTTCTGATGGTGATGAGATTCGGATGACAGAGGTCAAGGGTATGACCAACGTCAACAAGATTGCATACACCATTGGTGAGAAGACAACGAACACATTTGAGCTTTTCAGCAATACCAGGCAAGCTACGACCATAGCCGCGGCGACTGTTGCCAACCCCGTTGTCATCACGGCGCCAGACCACAATCTGTCGAACTCAGATGCAATTCTGATAATCAACGTCGGCGGGATGGTCGAACTCAATGGTAACGGATACACGGTTGCGAATAAGACCACCAACACATTTGAGTTGTCGGGAATCAACGGTACGGGGTTTACCGCCTACACCTCGGGTGGTGATCTCCACGCGGCCGTAGACTCCAGTGCCTTCTCGACGTATGTGTCTTCGGGGAAGGCGCGAAAGCGGGTCACCTCGGTCTCTGGGTTGTCGCACTTGGAGGGAGAGACGGTATCGATCATGGTGGAGGGGGCCGCTCACCCCGACAAGACCGTGGCATCTGGTGCCATCACCCTCAACAGTTCGTCATCCAAGGTTCACGTTGGTCTCGCATTCACATCCGACATGGAAACCCTGCGCCTTGACGCGGGGGCCAGAGACGGGACTTCGCAGGGTAAGTTGAGCCGCATACACAGATTGATTATCAGGTTCCTTGATTCGCTTGGTGGCTCTATGGGGCCAACCACCAGCGATCTTGACGTTCTGACGTTCCGCAAGGGCGGTGATGCGATGGACACCGCGGTGCCCCTCTTCACCGGGGATGTGGAAATAGGATGGGACGGTTCATATAGTGATAATAATTTGATATTCTACCGGCAGACGCAGCCGTTCCCGGTTACCATTGAGGCACTGATGCCACAGCTTAATACACAGGATCGTTGATATGGATGTTGTCCCATTCATGGCATCCCACCTTGAGCAAATGGAGTTGCAGGGGGCGCAAGCGTACCTCAGTGGCTGGGTGTCCAAGAAGCAGGGCCTGGCGCTTGAGAAGCAGCGGTCGTTCACGGGTATTGTCGAGGGCCTCCCTATTGCGGTTGGCGGCATCATCAATCAGTGGCCGGGGCGCGGCCTTGCGTGGGCGTTTCTGTCTGATGTCGGCCCCAAGAATTTCATCAGCATACACAGAGCGGCAAGCGAGTTTTTCAACACCAGTGACTTGCGCCGCATTGAGATGACTGTGGATTGCGAGTTTTACGAGGCTCATCGATGGGCCAAGATGCTGGGTTTCTCTATGGAAGCGGAGCGCATGGCTGCTTATGGGCCTGATGGTCGTGACTGCTCACTATATGCGAGGGTGAGGTAATGGACCCATTAACAGCAATGATAATTGCGGGCACCCTGACCACCGCGGTTGGCTCCATTAAGCAGGCTCAGGCTGCGAGTTCTGCCTTCAAGTTCAATGCCCGCACGGGGACTGCAAACGCGGCCGGTGCGAGAGCCGCGGCTGCCGAGAACGAGCGGCGGGAGCGGCGCCTGGGGCTCAAGCGCATGGGCATTTTAAGGGTCGGTGGGCAGACTTCCCTGGACCTTCTTGAGGACGCCGCAATGGAAGAGGAGTTGAATGCCCTTTCCACCAGGTACGAGGGGGATTTACAGGCCCTGGGACTTGGCAATACAGCCACCCTTGATCGTTTACGCAGCAAGTCGGCCAAGACTGAAGGATATGCCTCGGCGGCCGGGACATTGCTAAGTGGTGGCGGCAAGGTTTATGACAGAATATATGGCGATGAGGGCTGAGCATGCCAAAGATATTTAATGCTCCTGCAAATGTGAGCGGTGTTATTGGCGGGCGGAGAGCATCTGCCGATGACCTTTCTGGCGGTCGGGGGTTTGCCCTAGCTGGGGATGCCCTGCTGAAGTATGCAGATAAACTTGAGGATCGTGAAGAGCGCAAGGCGGGCCTATACCGTGAAAAGGTATTAGCCTCAGACCGCTTATTTGCGGACACTAGATTAAAAAAATTGCAGGACACGCTACCCAATGGGGGGGAGGGGATTGCCGACCTCCTATCCCAGGAACTGCAAAAGCGGTTTGAAGATAACAGTGAGTTAATGCCAACGCGCCGGGCGAGGGAGGATTACGGCGTCCAGACCGGGCGGTTGGTGTCTAGGTATATGAGTAAGGCCGTGGAGGTGGACGCCGCGGCTGTGGCGAGGGGTGAGCGCATCACTATGGATGAGATCACCACATCCATTATTAATGAAGTGGCACTGGACCCTGATAATTTACCATACGGTCTGGCGCATGTTAATGGCCTTATCGCAACATCTCGCTTACAAGGCTTAGGTGCCGAGGAGTACCGGAGGGAGATTTACGAAATATTATATGCTACGGCAGCTAACGCCATGATAGCGCCGTCGCGTGTACTGACATCAGATCAAACGTCTGATGCTCTTGAGGAGCTAAAGTCTGACAAGTGGGTAGATAACGTCCCGCCTAAAAACTATGCGTCTGTTCTGCAAAAAGCAGAGAATCTTATTTCTCAGTATAGGGCCAAGGAACAAGCCGCATTCGTGCAGACCGCTGTTGAAAAAATACAAGAGATTACAGCCGGTGTTGAGGGGGGTCAATCTCACCGAGGCCGGCATACGAGGTGCAATAGATGACGCATCTATTGCGTCAGCTTTAGTGAGCGATTTGGAGATTGCAGTAGAGATTGGGGGGTATGCACGGGACATTAAAACCTCCAGCCCTGGAGAAATAAGCGCCCTGGTGTCGGGGATAAAGGAGGACATATTAGACCCTGGTAACTTCGCGTCCGATACACGAAGAATGGACAGCGTGTCAAAGGCGATAGCCACCCGGAATGCGGAGATAAATAACGACAGGGTCTCTTATGTTCTGATGAACTTCCCCAGCGTAGCAGAAGCATACGAGAGATTCAGAACTGCACCACAGGACGCCCAAGGGGACTCGCGAGATGAGTATGTCAGCGAGTTATTGACCGCACAGGAACAGCTTGGCGTAGACCCCTGGATGCTGTCGAAGCAGCAAGTATACAGTATAGGGGAGAAGGTTGATTCTGTTGGCCGTGACCCTGACTCCGCTGATAAATTACGCAACGAGCTAGGGTCTCTGGCCAGGGTATGGGGCAATAAGTGGCCCCTGGTGTACCGACAGTTAGTCTCTAGCGGCGCCATCTCCGGGGGACACATAGTGCTTGCTAACATATCCGGTGATATTGACAAGAACGCCGTTTCACTGAACCTTGCCACTGCTCTATCACTATCCTCAAAGGATATGTTTGCTGGAGTGGAGAATGTGGAGGGGTTTAAGGCCGACCTACACGATGCCGTTGTTGACGCATCTGCCGACTTTTTTGAGACCCTTGGGTGGCAGGGGGCGTCCAAGACCGTGGGGATATACCAAGACACTATAGCCCGCCTAGCAACATACTACATTACGCAGACGCAAAAGATGTCCTTAGAGGACGCAGTAGATAGGGCATATGAAGAGTTGGTAGGGTCCGACTATTCGTTTAACGGATCGTACAGAGTCCCCAGTAACTATAATGATGAGATGGTATCTAGGGGAATATCGTACCTTAAGGATAAGTTAGAAGCAGAGCCAATGCTGCTCCCCACCACTCCTGATGGAGGGTCTCTGTCTCAAGGACAGCTTGCTGCGTCCCTAAAGGACCTTGGTCGCTTTGTGACTAACCCTGATGAAACTGGAGTTCTGCTGGTGGATGAGAATGGCCGTCAGGTTATGCGGCCTGACGGGAAAACCCCGGTTGAGTTCCTCTTCCAGTTTTTACAGGACCTTGGGTCCACCGCATCAGCAGCCATTCGTCCTAAAAGATAGCCATGACTGTCCCTATATACACCACAGGTCCCAGCACAAGTGCGTTTACTCTGTCAACAGAGTTCACCGCCCCGCTGTCTGAGGTTCTTGGTGCCGAGGCCGCTAGGAGTTGGACATATTCTCCACTGTCTTCCATATCCAGAAGTTTGGAATTGAATGAAGCTCTGGGTGATTTCCAGCTTCAAAGAGACCCAGGACCCAGCCCCCCCGTTGCAGGGCGTAGGGCATCAATGCGGGGATTTAGTAGGGTCTACGTTGAGGGGACAGTGCCACTTCATTAATAATGGATGTGGTGATCTCATCCATAGTGATGCGCTCACCCCTCGCCACAGCCGCGGCGTCCACCTCCACGGCCTTACTCATATACCTAGACACCAACCGCCC